TTTGATCTACATACAAATACCAAAAGTCATCTGCGATTTCGAATATCACCGATGACATCTCGAAAAGTCCACCATAGTTATTTTGGTGCGAGATTATTTTCCAACCACCAATCCTTCCTTCTCTCATTTGTTAAATATACGAAGATTATTTGAATTTCTTTTTCAAATCATTAAGATCATCTAAATACATATCCTTAGGATCTGTTTCTTCAAGTTTTTTAATCTCACCTTTCTTAGTAGTGAAGTCTTCCTTCAGTTTTTCGAAAAGCTCTTTAGTCAAAGAGTAGATTGGCATTCTTAAAAGATAGTCGTAAGAGTCATCAATCTTATCAAGTTTCATCTCTACAATTCCTTCAATGATAAGTGCTTTAGAAACATTGTTTATTTTAAGTTTCTCATCTAAGATAGCTTTAATGAATCTACCTCTGTTGCTTAGAATCTTAAGATCGTGATTCATCTTAGCAAGCATGAATGCTTTTCTTTTGTGGTAATAAGAAAGTCTGAACGCAACGAAATATTCTATTATCTCTGAAGTCTTTTCGAATATAAGAAGTTTCCCATTCTCATCTAATGTAGAGAATATCTCAGTAGAAGCTTCTTCTAACTTAAACATTTTGATAAGCTTTTCGTCAGTGTGTTTCTCTAAGTCTGCTCTTGTGAATTTTATGATATATTCGATACTATCTTTACAGTTGTCATCATAAGAAACAATCTCTTTTGAATCACAAAGTTTATCTAATAAATCCTCATACTTCTCGAAAGTCATCGAAGGTGGTAGTTCTGTAATCTTTACAGTAGAAGTATTCAATCTTTCAATCTTACCTCTGATAATCCATCTCTTATGATTCTCTGTGTCTTGTACAAAATCACCAGTGAACTCTCTTAATGAAGGAGCAATCTCTTCTATCTTCTTTCCTGTAAGAATCTTTATACAAGAATCCGTCACACTCTTAACATCTCTGTTTAAGATGTTTGTTGCAAATCCTACTGCGATACCTGAAGATCCGTTTATAAGAACTGTAGGTATGATAGGTAAGAAAAACTCTGGTTCTATACTTTCACCTTCTTCTTCTTTGTAGTTTAGTAAGTCAAAGTCTTTATAAATCAATCTGAAGTTATCAGATAGTTTTGTACCGATATATCGAGGAGCACCTGCTTGTGGTGATCTTAAAGATCCAAACTGACCATCTTCTTCTAAGAGCGGTGCATTATTTTTAAACTTTTGTGCCATGTTTATGATTGCCGAGTTCAAACTGGCATCACCGTGATGATAGAATACGTCGCTGGCTACTTTACCAGATAACTGGAATATTTTAAGAACCTTTTCATTTCCTGTTTTCCATATCTGATTAGCAACGTGTATTACTTTTCTTTGAGAAGGTTTGAACCCATCTATACACGACGGAATTGCACGTCCTTCAATGGAATACATAGCAAAATCTTTGTATTCTACTGATAAGAATTCTGTTATTGTTTTTTCTGTCATAGTTTCCTATATAGTAAAAAATATTTTTGTTTTTTAGAATATCAATTTAATATATACTAAAACACGAATTTTGTTTATTATGAGAATAAAGAGATACAATAGCTACGTTAACGAAAACTTACTTTTAAAAGACGATCACTTAGAAGATGAACTTAAAAAGATGGGAGTTGAAGGAGAAGAATTAGAAAAACAAGTTGACTTAGCAAAAAAAGGAGAACTTGGTACTTACCTAATCGAAAACGGTAAAGAATTCACGTTTGGAATGCTGAACGCAATATTCAGAGACGCAAAAGAAGCAAAGATTGGTCAAGATACTAAAAAAGCACTTTGGGCTGCACTTCCTAGAGCAATACCTATGGCTTTAGCACCTTTCTTTCCTATAATGGCAATTGTTGGTTTAATATTTGGTAGTACAAGATTATTCAATAAAATAACTAAACCAATATTTAATAATTTAGATCCTGATTCTAAATACACAGACTTTCTTAAAAGCTTTATAAAAACTGTAGTTAAAATACCAGAAGGTGAAGTAGAAGTAGAAGATAGATTTACAAGAGCTTTCGTTGTAGAAGATAGATTAATCGAAGCTTTAAAACCTGAGGTTATTGATGCGTTCACAAACTATTTGAGTAATAAGATGGAGACAGAGCCAGCAGATAAGCCGGTTCCAGACAATTATATTGAGAATGAACTAAAGAAATATCTAAACGACACCTTTGATGTTACTCCAGAAATACCTTTAAAAGAACAAAAATATATTAAATTATTTGAGAAATTCGGTTCAGTTAGATTTGTTAGGTTCAGCCATACTGAGATACCAGAAGGAGAACTAACTCCAACTTTAAGACGTAAGTATCAAGAAATAGACGAAGATACTGAAGGTGTTTATGAGTGGACAAAAAAGCTTGTTGAGAATGGATTCCCAGACAATAAAGTAGCCATTCATTTCATGACAGACGATACTGCCACAAGAGAGGCATTCAGAGCTAAGTTATACGGCCAATATAAATATGAGATTGAATTGAAAGATGCTAATCAAAAAATAGGCTGGACATTCATGTGGCCTATAAACGAATGGTTCTACAAGACAAATTACTATTTAGGAAACGGTGGTAGAATGGAACCTAAATGTGTAGAAGGAAAAGAAGCTTTATCTATGCTCGATTCCAAGATTGGTCATTTAAAAAGTATCAGCTATGATGATTTGACCACAGAAGATTGTGGTGAAATGGCAAAGACACTTTTAGAATCTGGACTAATTGGATTTGGTACAATGAATGATTTAATGAGTTCTAAACTATACAATAAAGAAAATCTCTTTGTTTGGACTTCAAATACCGTTGTTGTTAAGTCTTATTAAATCTCAGAAAGTAAACAAAAAAGATTTTTTGATATATATAAACAAAAAATCGAAATTCAATGTCAGTTGATAAAAAGTTCAAAAAGCTAGACGACATCTCGCACGTTATTCTTAGACCTGGTATGTATATCGGCTCTATCAAACCTCATACGGCCAACAAATGGATCGTGGAAGAAGGAAAGATGACACAACGAGAGATTACATATAACCCAGGATTCCTAAAGATATTCGATGAGATTGTTACGAACTCTGTCGATGAAAGTAAAAGAGAAGGCTCTAAATTAAACACCATAAAAGTAGACTTAGATAGAAAGAAAAACAAAGTCACTATCTGGGACAACGGTGGTATTCCTGTCGTAAAGAACACAGAACACGATGAGTGGATTCCAGAGATGGTTTTCTCAAACCTAAAAGCAGGTTCTAACTTCGACGACACTGAAGAAAGGTCTTGGGCAGGAACGAATGGTGTTGGTTCTACACTTACAAACATTTACTCAAAAGAGTTTAAAATATCTACTTGTGATGGTAAGAATAGTTTTACACAAACTTTCTCTAATAACATGAGAGACCGTACTCAACCAGTAGTAAAGAAAGCAAAAGCAAATCATACAGAAATATCCTACATAACAGACTTAGAGAAGTTTGGACTTACTGATATAGACGATGACCACTACAAAATGATTGAGAAAAGAATCTATGATATTGCAGCTTGTAATACAGGATTGAAGATTTATTTCAATGGTGATTTAATAAACATAAACACATTCGAAGACTATATCAAACTTTATACACAAGAATACTTCTACGAATTTAAGAAAGATAAAACCTGGTCATTAGGTATTGCTCTTTCACAAAACGGATTCCAGCAAGTAAGTTTCGCAAATACTACCGAGACTTATGATGGGGGAACACACGTAGACTATGTGATGAATCAAATCATAGTAAGTCTTAGAGAGTTCTTCTTAAAGAAACATAAAGTAGATATCAAACCATCTGAATTAAAACAACATATGTTCTTATTCTTAGATGCAACGGTAATCAATCCTTCATTCTCATCTCAGACTAAAGAAAAACTTATCACTGAGGTAAAAGAGTTTGGAACTACATTCGAAGTAAGTGCTAAACTTATACAGTCAATCTTAAAGTCAGAGATAGTAAACTCTATCTTAGATTGGATTCAACAAAAGAAGAATGCAGAGGATAGCAAACTTCAAAGAGATCTTAATAAGAAACTTACAAAGATTAAAGTTGAGAAACTTATCGATGCTAAAGGTAAAGACAGATGGAAGTATTCTATTGGATTGTTTGAGGGAGACTCTGCAATCTCTGCATTTAGAAAGTATAGAACACCAGAAACAATGGGTGCCTTCGCACTTAAAGGAAAGTTTGTCAATGTATCTGAAATCACAAATCAAAAGCTGGTTCAGAATGATGAGGCAGTAAACTTAATGGCCTCTATTGGATTGAAACTTGGACAAGAGATAGATGTTAGAAATCTTAGATATGGTCGAGTTCTTATATTCACTGATGCTGATATGGATGGTAATGCAATTTCTGCTCTTTTGATAAACTTCTTCTACAAATACTGGCCGGATATGTTTGAGCGTAAGATGATTTATAAAGTAGAGACTCCAATCGTTGTTGCAATACCAAAAGCTAAGACAAAGAAGAAAGTTCTTTTCTATACACAGAACGAATACAATATTTGGGCTGAACAAAACGACCTAAAACAATTCGAGATAAAGTATAAGAAAGGATTGGCAGCACTTGTCGATGATGAGTATGATGATATTATCAACAGACCTAGACTTACTCTAATAACAAAAGACGAAGCATCAAAAGGATCTTTAGAAACTTGGTTTGGTAAAAGTGCAGATTTAAGAAAGAACGAGTTGTTGAAATGATAGTAGTAACAGACAAGAAGGAAAGAGAAGACGACGTAAAGGTCGCCGATGGATATATTTCTTTGTCTGACTTCAACAAGATGATAAAATCACAGAATAGCAGATTCAATGCTACTATGAGAAGGATGAAGATTCAAAGAGTAATCGAAAAGATTTTTGATACCAAATAGTTTTTCCGTATCTTTGCTTCTATGAGAGATCGTGCGTATCGCAGATATATAGAAGAAAAAAAAGTCATAAGACGACTTAGTAATATCCGTGGGTATTGGTATCGATTTACCGATGCCAACGGTTTATACACAGTTGCACCTACTCTCGCAGACTTTATTGGAACAGAAAACAGCTTTAGATATAAGACCCACACAACTACTAAATGGGATTCTAAATACAAAGAAAAGTATTCTTCTAACAAAACTACTGGCTGGAGGAACAAAGGACAGCTAAGAACAAGAGAAGAGAATAAACTTTTACTGTTTAATATTTTAAAAGAATATGGAATTAAGTAATCTGATACCGGATGGCTCTGATGCTTGGAAAGTCGGTAAGAACCAACTAACATACAAAAAGTATGTCAATATTCCTATTTGTTATATCGAAGATGATGCAGTCTATGTTTTTTTAGACAAAAGAATAGTCAAACCCGTGTTGAAGATTACCAAAAGACTCGTAGAGCTTGACGTAGAGTTTTATTTTACTACACCTGAGTTTTCTAATCCAAAAGGTGTTGAAGACCATAAGAACGCAATAATACATCACTATTTTAGATCCTACATACAAAAAGAGTTCTTCAAAGGATTCGAAGCGATGCAATTTGATCTTATACACAACATGACTAAATGGTGTACTAAAGAAGAATGCATTCCTTTGATAAAAGAAAACTACGAAATAGTTAAAAAGATTGTCAATAGACAAGACTATGACTATTATACCAGTACAAAAAAATACGAATATCCACAAGATATAAGAGACGATTTTGATAGAGTTTATAGAGAGATTCAGATAAACCAGATACTATAAATATATTATATTTCAAAACATAACAGCGATTTTTTTCTATATAATAAAAAATAATAACTGCTATATGTTAGTTGACCTTATCATCGATGGGAATTATATTTTAAGCAAACTGGTTTTTACATTACATAAGAATAATCTACTTTTTGGTGCATTACACAAGTCCCTAGAAAATACTATAAGTAACTACCGCAAATGGTATCCATTTGCCAATATTTACTTAGTTTCCGACTCTAAAGAAAAATCTTGGAGAAAACAATACACAAGTGCATACAAAGCCACTCGAAAAAAAGACACCGACATTGACTGGAACTTCGTCTACGAAACCTATGGTGATTTCAAAAAAGGAATCGCAGCAGGTACTAAAGTATTAGAAGCACCTCACGTTGAAGGTGATGACTGGATTTCTTTCTTAGTTGAAAGAGCTAATAAAGAATCTCGTTCTACAATCATAGTTTCTAATGACTATGATATCAAACAAATAGTAAACTATGGTTTAGACCCTCTTTACATAAACATCATGTCTAACGAGATGTTCAACAAAGAGAAATTGTTTCTTCCTCAGAACTATCAAATATTCTTGAACAAAGTATCTAAGCTTCCAAACGACGATATCTTTGAACTGAACGACAATACAGAGTTTTTAGCTCTTATGGATAGATTCATAACTAAATATGAACTAAACGAGATAAACCCTATCGAATCTCTTATGATAAAGATTATATCTGGAGATCAAAGTGATAACATCTCTTCTGTTTGGAATGTAACTAAAAACGGTAAGACCAGAGGTATTGGCTCTAAAGGTGCCAAAGGAATCTATGACTCTTATATCGAAGAATTCGGTGAAGTAAACTTAGCTGATCCAGACTTACACGAAAACATCGCGGATTTAATCTGTGAGAAGAAAAAGTTGAGCAAGTCCAAGATTGAAGAAATCGTAGAGAACATAAAAGGAAACTTCAAGCTTATCGATTTGAGACTTCACAATCTTCCAGACGAGATTATCGAAAAGATGGAGACCGGGTATGAGAACGTTGGATAACACAAAACTTAAAGAATATGAAAAGAAGTGGACTCCTGTAATAGAAAGAGTCTTCTCTTCATTGAAGAATCGTTCTATACTAAGAATGATCTGCTACTATAGTGAGTGGGTTTCTTCAGATACTGAACAGGATAAAACAGGAGTACCTAAGATACTTTCTAATTTAAAAGAAAAATTAGAGAGCTTTGATAGAATAGAGGTAGAGTGTAAAGTCTACAATCCGGCGACTGGTATATTCGAGTTCAAACTGAAGAACGGTAAGTACGTTCCAATAGATACAGAGTTTGAATATAAACTTTCCGATGATGAGATGATAGAATTATTTGGAATAGACTTCTTGTCTAAGGTAGACAGAGTTTGGTCAAGAGAATACACACTTAATAACCTGCTTAACAATGGCTGAAATAATAGATGTCGCCAACGCGATATTCAAATTCAAAAACGACTGGATATATACAAACGATAAAAAGAAAGTAAACGATGAAGATAAAGAGAAGTTCTTCTTTATCTTCAATCGATACTTTTCTAAAAAATATCCTCAAAAAGCACAACTTTTAAACTTAAAAACGATAGATAAAGCAACTGCTATGGATCTTTGGTTTCATTTTATGAAAACTCAACCATATCCAGATTGGTTCTGGTCGAAAAGTCCTAAACAGGAAAAAGATATGCCAGAAAAAGAATACAAGCAACTTCTTAGACATTTCGCAATAAAAGAGTCAGACTTAGATTATCTGATTGATAAATATCCAGATTTTATAAAAGAAGAACAAACTTACTTAAAGAAGTTAGAAAAAGGAA